AAGTAGAGAATGCACCAACTGGTGTTGCTATGTCTGTCTATGTGCAGGCGCTGTCCCGTTGGGGCAACAACTAATTCTTTAACTCACTAACTAGGAGAAACAATGTTTAACGCAGAACATCTCCAGGAAAAGTGGGCACCCATTCTGGAACATTCCGAGATCGACGGTATCAAGGATAACTACAGAAAGGCAGTGACCTCAGTCCTCCTGGAAAACCAAGAAAGATTCCTCAAGGAAGAGCGCGGTCTCGTGACCGAAGCTGCTCCTACCAACAGCCTGGGTGGCGCTGGTTACACTGGCGGTAGCACTGCTACTGGTCCTGTTGCTGGTTTCGACCCCGTGCTGATTAGCCTCATTCGTCGCTCGATGCCTAAGCTGATTGCTTATGACATCTGTGGTGTGCAGCCCATGACTGGTCCTACTGGACTGATCTTCGCAATGCGCTCCACCAAGGGCACCAACCGCGACATCAACAACTCCGCTGAAGAGACCTTCTTCAACGAAGTTGACACCCGTCATTCGGCAGAGAACAGCGGTGACAGCCTGGGCGCTGGTGCTCAGACTGGTAGCAACCCTGGTCTCCTGGCAGACGCTGCAGGTAACTACACCATCGGCGGTCAAGGCATGACCACTGCTCAGTCGGAAGCACTGGGTGATGCAGCAGGTAACCACTTCAACGAGATGGGTTTCTCCATCGAGAAAGTGACCGTTACTGCAAAGTCACGCGCTCTGAAAGCAGAATACAGCCTTGAGCTGGCACAAGACCTGAAGGCAGTTCATGGTCTGGACGCTGAGTCCGAGCTTGCAAACATCCTCAGCACCGAGGTGCTGGCAGAGATCAACCGTGAGGTTGTCCGTACTGTTTACAAGATCGCTCGTCCTGGCGCTCAGAACAACACTGCAACTGCAGGTACTTTTGACCTGGACGTTGACTCCAACGGTCGCTGGTCGGTTGAGAAATTCAAAGGTCTCCTCTTCCAAATCGAAAGAGACATGAATGCAATCGGTCATGAGACTCGTCGCGGGAAGGGCAACATCCTCATCTGCTCTGCAGACGTGGCATCTGCTCTGTCCATGGCTGGTGTGCTCGATTACACCCCTGCTCTGTCTGGCAACAGCAACCTGCTGCCCGACGACAACAGCAGCACCCTCGCAGGTACTCTCAACGGTCGTATTAAGGTCTACGTCGATCCTTACTCTGCTAACGTTTCCGACGCTCACTTCTATGTGGCAGGTTACAAAGGCAGCAGTGCATATGACGCAGGTCTCTTCTACTGCCCCTATGTGCCCCTGCAGATGGTCCGTGCCGTTGGTCAGGACACCTTCCAGCCCAAGATCGGCTTCAAGACTCGTTACGGTATGGTTGCTAATCCCTTCGCTGAGGGTCTTACCCAAGGTGTTGGCGCACTTACCGCTAACGCAAACCGCTACTATCGTCGCGTTAAGGTTGCTAACCTTATGTGATATCAGCCCAAGTGGGCATATCAACACAGGGCATCCCTTCGGGGGTGCCTTTTTTATTAAATAGTATATACTGTGATTATCCTATGCCAAGAGGATTGATGAAAAAGTATGAAGTCCAATCTAGGATATACAAGCTTAAGACCTCCCTCTACTCTGGAGATTATAAAGACAAAAGTGGAGATTGGCACGATGGCGCTCACGACGCCTATAATAAGATCCTTGACATCCTCAACGAATACCGAGAATGAAAAAAGACCTAGACTTCATTGACAAAATACTCCCCGAAATCCAAGCTGCGACTCTTCGCATGAAGACTGATATCCTCATGGAAGAGCCTTGTCCCGTCTACGAAGCAGATGCTGATGACTGGGCAGACTTCTGGTATGGGGAAGAAGCATGAAATGGAAATGGGGTGATGATGTAGAGGTGCCTGAGCGCCTTACAAGAGATGATGTACAGGAGATGATCGATGATGCAATACGCAAACATAATCGTAATGCTTCAATTATCTCTATGTGTGTTGGTTGGGTTGTTCTTGCACTTTTTGCTGAGGGTCTTCTTAGACTCATTGGAGTGATTGATCCAATATTCCCATGGTTAAAGATAACATTATAGAGTGGATAGGTGTTGTACTTCTATTCCTGTTTGGAGTGTCCATGTTTATTCAGGGGCACTTTATCTTTCATGGGAAGAGAGGGTATCGACACTGCGAAAGAGATCAGCATGATTCGATAAATACAAGGAGAAGATTAGAAGAGCTCCTTAAGGATCAGATTCATGACGACATGGAATAAACAAATTGAAAATAGAAACTACCTATCTCCCATTGGGTTTAAGTTTCTACTTGCGAAGTTTCCTAAGGTGGCATACTTCTGTCAGTCTGCAAACATCCCAGCAATGACGCTAAAGATGCAGCAGCAACCATCTCCATTGAGATCCATACCTCTTGAAGGATTCATGGAATACGATCCTCTTGTAATCAATTTTCTGATTGATGAGGACTTGGAAAATTATATGATCATGCACAACTGGATTCGTGCGCTTGGCACACCTGACTTCACGTCTGAGCGCACAAGATTCCTTGAGAAGATGGACTCAGAGTTTGGTAACGCATCCAAACTTAATGATGAGGTTAGTCCCCTGTATGCTGATGGCACGTTGACTGTGTTGAATAGTAATTTCAACATGAATTTCAACGTAGTCTTTAAGGGTCTGGTGCCCACAGGGTTGAGCGCATTGGAATTTAGTGCTACAGTTGATGGCACAGAGTATGCCATGGCTTCGGTGTCATTTAATTACCAAAGTTATGAAGTACAAGAGACTGTAACCAACACCCGTGATACTCGTTTAACATGAATCTTGAAAAAATTGAGGAGATGTGGAAGAAGGACTCTGAATCATTCTTCGATCACAGGGAGCTGCCTGAGTTGTTGGCAAACGATAGCATGGAAACTCCCAGACTCCACGCAAAGTATTTGCAATTTTATAATCAATTCAAACTTATGCTCTCAGAAGCAGAGACAAAGCATAAGCAGATGTATAGAGACAAGTTTGAATTCTACTCAGGCAAAGCACCTGCACATGTATACAAAGAGAATCCCTTTGACATCAAAGTCCTCAAAGGAGACCTCCCCATGTACATCGATAGTGACAAGGAGTTGTGTAGATCTAAGCAGAAAATAGACTACCTAGAAACCTGCATAAGTAGTATTGATAGGATTCTAAAACAAATCGACAGTCGTGGATTCGTGATCAAGAATACTATCGACATTGTGAAATACTATGGAATACGATGATTACTATCGAAAAGAAAAACGAAGTTTTTCTCAAGGTTGATGGCGAGCAGCATTTACATAAGGAATTGAGTGAGCACTTCTCCTTTGAAGTGCCTGGGGCAAAGTTTATGCCGCAGTATAAAAATCGCGTTTGGGATGGAAAGATCCGCTTGTATTCTCCTGGCACTGGGGAGATATATGTGGGTCTTTTCGATTATCTGTGTGAGTATCTAGAAGAGAAAGGATACGAATACTCGATTAAAGATAGTAAGTTTTATGGAATTCCAAACGACGAGGAGGATTATGTCACACCTGAAAGCACTGCGTCTTTTGTTAGATCTTTGGGACTCCCATTTAAGATTCGAGACTACCAGTTACGAGCACTTTTCACGGCAATTAAGCAGCATCGCAAGTTACTACTATCGCCTACGGGATCAGGAAAGTCGTTAATCATCTACACTCTAGTGCGTTGGCATCTCCAACACAATAGAAATGTACTCATTATTGTGCCTACTACGTCACTGGTCTCTCAGTTGACACAAGACTTTAAGGACTATGGGTGGGCAGCAGATCATTATGTCCACAAGATTATGGGTGGCATAGAAAAGTATTCTGATGCTCCTGTAGTTATCTCTACATGGCAAAGCATCTACAAAGAGCCTCGTAAATTCTTTGAAAGATTTGATGTCATCATTGGTGACGAGGCACACCTATACAAAGCTAAGAGTCTGACTGGGATTCTTCAGAAGTGTCACGACGCAAAGTACCGAGTTGGACTGACAGGCACCCTAGATGGGATGCACACTCATCAGTTAGTGCTTGAAGGTTTGTTTGGGCGGTGCGACAAGGTGACGAGTACGGCAGACCTGATGAAGAAGGGGCAACTGACTCCCCTGAAGGTGAAGGTCCTTTTGTTGAAGCACGGTCATGTCCCATTCGATTCATATCAGCAAGAGATGGACTATATCGTATCACACCCTAAGCGAAATAAGTTTATCTGTAACTTAGCGAATGACTTAGAGGGCAACACGCTGATACTATTTAACTACATCGAAAAGCACGGTGACCCACTTTGGGACTTGCTAAATAATAAAGTAGAGAGAGGTCGAAAGATCTTTTTCATCCATGGTGGTGTTGATGCTGTAGAGAGGGAAGAGGCAAGAAAGATTTGTGAGTCTGAAAAGAATGCAATCATCCTTGCTTCATACGGCACCTTCTCAACTGGTATCAACATTCGTAATCTACATAATGTGATATTTGCATCCCCCAGCAAATCTAGAGTAAGAAACCTCCAGTCTATTGGTCGTGTCTTGCGTAAAGGAGAAAACAAAGCACAGGCTGTACTTTATGACCTTGCTGATGATTGCTCCCGAGGCAACCGACACAACTACACTCTCCGTCACCTCATAGAACGAATGAAGATCTATGATGAAGAGAAATTTGATTATGAAGTAACGAAGGTAAATTTACGAAAATGATCAATTACATTCGCCACGAAAACGAATTCTACGGGACCGCTAAGTTGGTCTCTGGAGAAGAAGTAATGGGTAGCATGATCGCTACCGCAGAGGATGATGTCACAATGCTGTACATCTCCGACCCTGTAACTCCTCATATCCAACCCGTTGAAAAGAATGGTGAATTGGGTATGGCAGCAGGATTCATGAAATGGATGATGTGGTCTGATGAAGAATTTTATATTGTCCAAGAGCCAGACATTGTGACGATTGCACCTATGTCAGTAGAAGCAATCATGATGTATAAGATGTGGTGGCGCAAAGAAAGAGGAGACGAGGATGAAGATCCTGGTGTCCCTATCAACGAAAATATGGGTCTGGTCGGAAAGGTTTCTGAGATGCGAAAGAAACTTGAAGACCTATGGAATAAAGGTTCTTAGAGTCTCTTTCCAACCCTGACATGGTTGAGTATAATTAAATATGATAAGTGTGTCAAGCTTGACAGTTTTGTTATGACACACTAATATGTGTTTGGTTGTAAAATACGAATAATGCAGTTAATGGCTCCTAAGAAAAAACAACACTACGTTGACAATAAACAATTTCTAGAGGAGATCATTAAGTATCGCTCGGCGGTGGAGACTGCCAAGATTCAGGACAAACCTAAACCTAGAATTACACATTACCTAGGTGATTGCTTTTTGAAGATTGCAACACACCTTTCATATCGTCCTAATTTTATCAACTACATGTATAAGGAGGATATGATTTCTGATGGGGTAGAGAATTGCGTCCAGTACATCGATAACTTTGATCCCGAGAAATCTAAAAATCCCTTTGCATACTTCACTCAAATCGTTTACTATGCATTCTTACGACGCATTGCGAAAGAGAAGCGCCAGATGGATATTCGTGATAAACTAATCGAGAAGAATGGATACGATCAAGTATTCCACTCTGACGATAATGACAATCACTCTGATATGAATTCCATCAAAAGTCGTATTGAAACCAACATGAGGTATTGATGACACACGAGGAGATGCTAGAGGAAGCCGCAAGGCGAGAGGCAACAAACGAAGAGTTTATTCATCCTTTACTGAAGCAGACTCTTGGACCAAACAATACTATTGAAAAAAATATTCCAGAAGATGTAGAGTGGATCGATGATGCATTCTATATCAAGAAGACACGATTCGGTCTCTATACTTCTATCCTAAAGAAACCTTTGGGTGCTCATTTTCTTACTGGTGGCACCGAAGAGGGGGTAATTAAAATGTCTCGATGGCATCTTAAGTCTCTTCAAGATGGATCTCTAGAAGAGAATACTCGCGTAGTAAATAGTGGAGTCGTAGGAGGCAAACTATGAAGGACTACATGAGCAAATTCTGGGGACCAAAGCGTTGTCCCGAAGACTTGGCACAAGAGCTTGCGGAATTAGTCAATGGCGAGTACAATATGCAGAGCGTGCTAGATCACACAGGCAAACTCACTCGCCGCATTGTTATTTCCTATGAAGATCCTTCTGATAACTGATCAACACTTTGGTGTAAGAAACGATAATCAATTTTTTGTCAAATTGTATGAGCAGTTTTACACCAATGTAGTTATCCCTACCATTGATAAAGAAGGTATCACACAGGTGATTGCATTAGGTGATACCTTTGATAAACGTAAAAGCATCAACTTTGCATCTCTAGATGCAGCAAAGGAAATGTGGTTTCAACCACTAGCAGATCGTGGTGTGCAAATGACTATGCTCTGTGGCAACCACGATATCTATTACAAGAATACGTTGCGTATCAACGCACCCTCTTTGCTGCTTGGTGAGTATAATAATATCGATATCATCGATACTCCTACTGCAAAAACATTTGGCAGTAGGAGATTCCTTCTTTTGCCTTGGATTTGCGAGGAGAATAAGGAGGTGACAAAGAAGAAGATCAAAAACTCAAAAGCATCTGTTGTGATGGGTCACCTTGAGTTGAATGGTTTTGAAGTCATCCCTGGTCTCACTATGGATCATGGTGAAGATCCAGATCAATATAATAAATTTGATCTGGTTTGCTCAGGGCATTACCATATGAAGAGTCGCAAAGGAAATGTACAATATCTTGGCAATCCATATCAACTTTTCTGGAATGACTATGCATCAAAGCGTGGTGCCCATATCCTAAATACTGAGGATCTATCTTTAACATTTGTTGAAAATCCTTACAATACCTTTAACAAGGTATACTATAGTGATGATATGCCAGTAACAGATTTCTCTCCTTTGGAGGGCACATATGTAAAACTGGTTGTTGATCAGAAGGAGGATCAAGTCAAATTTGATAAGGTTGTTAGGTGCCTGCAGGATGTCAATCTTGCTGACCTGAAGATTATCGAAGACATCTCTCAAGAGATTGGAGATGTAGATGACAATATTGAAGTTGAAGATACTCTGTCAATTCTTGAGTCTTGTGTTTCGGACTTCCAAAACAAAGATGACATCTTTGGCATTCTTAAATCCTTGTATACAGAAGCACTTGAAGTATAATGTTTGTATTACTCGATGAAGCAACTGGAGGAGTCTACGCAGTACGTGATGATGATACTGTTGAAAGAGTAGTGCAAATGTTTGTTGACAAAGATGATGCAACACGATATTATGAGATGCTGTTAGCAAACGACTATCAGAGAGTCCTTACGATATCTGAAGTCGAAGAAGAAATTGTAAAAGAAAACTGTCGCCAATATGGTTATCGGTTTTCTATCATCACCCCCGATGAATTCGTTATCCCGCCAAGCTCAGAATGATTATCTTTGAAAAGATTCGATGGAAAAACTTTTTATCTACTGGCAACACATTCACTGAGTTGTCTCTGAATACTTCTCCATCGAGTCTGATCGTAGGCAACAATGGTGCTGGAAAGTCCACGTTGCTAGACGCATTGTGCTTTGGTTTGTTTAACAAACCATTCCGCAAGATCAACAAACCTCAGCTTGTTAACAGTGTTAACGAAAGAGATGCATTGGTTGAGATTGAATTTAGTATTGGTAGTGTGTCCTACAAGGTAGAGCGTGGCATCAAACCAAACATTTTCAGGATCTATCGCAATGGATCTCTCCTGGATCAAGACGCAGCAAATAAAGACTATCAGAAATACCTTGAGCAATCGATACTTAAATTTAACTACAAGTCTTTCACTCAAGTTGTTATTCTCGGTAGTAGCACTTTTGTGCCTTTCATGCAGCTTCCTGCTGCTCATCGAAGAGAAGTTATCGAAGACCTTTTGGACATCCAAATCTTCTCACAAATGAATTCTATCCTCAAGGATAGAGTGAAAGACCTGAAAGAAACTGTAAGAGACTGTCAATACGAGGTGAAGATTGCTGAGCAAGCAGTCAATCATCAGAGATCTTCTATGCAAAGTCTTGCAAAGATTAACGCTGAGCACATCAAATCTCTGCAAACTAAATTTGACACCAATGAGTTGCGTCAAGTTGAGATTTTGAATCGTATAAAGTCTAACGAAGATGAGATTAGTGCCTTTGCATTGAAACTGAGCAATCAAAAAGTACTTCAAGCAAAGAGTGACAAACTTCGTGACATGCGATCTAAGATTGAGCAGAATCTTGCGAAGGCAAATAAAGATTATGCCTTCTATAATGACAATGATTCATGCCCAACATGCCATCAATCGCTAGATGATGAGCATAAAGCAAAGCATATCGCTGATGCTACAGAAAGAAAATCAAAATTCAACAAAGGATTTGCTGATATTGATGCTGCAGTGACAGATATTACTGAAACACTAGAAGAAATGCGTGGGTATGGTCAGAGTATTACCTCTCTCCAGCATGAAATCCTTGGTCTCAACAAAGAGAGTGAGAAATTGCAGAGAGAAAATGCTATGTTGATGGAAGAAGTCAACAAACCAACCCCAAATATTGATCAGCAAGAGAAATTGTTGTCCGAATCTGAGCAGACATACGAATCTGTTTCTAAAAAGTGCTCAGAAATCAACAAAGACTTCTCCAACCTCCAAGTTGTCGGTGGTCTCCTTAAGGATAGTGGCATCAAGAGTAAAGTAATTAGTAAATTTGTCCCTGTTATTAACAAACAGATAAATAAGTACTTACAATCAATGGATTTCTTCGTCAATTTCACTCTGGACGAAGAGTTTAATGAAGTTATTAAGTCACGATTCAGAGATGTATTCTCATATGCATCTTTCTCTGAGGGTGAAAAGCAAAAGATTGACCTTGCTCTCCTATTTTGCTGGAGAGACATCGCCAAGATGAAGAATTCTGCCTCAACGAATCTTCTGATTCTAGATGAGGTGTTTGATTCTTCTCTCGATTCCACTGCCACGGATGAATTGATGAAGATTCTGAAGGGTCTTGACAAACGTACAAATCTTTTTGTAATATCTCACAAAGGAGAGATCCTGGTGGATCGTTTTGACACCAATATCGAGTTTGAAAAGGTGGGTGATTTCTCAAAGGTAAAAACAGATGATACCAGCGTTAATTGTTGACTTGCTAGACAAGGTAGAGCGTGAGGAAATCCTAGAAGAGATCCTCACAGACTCAGATAAGGTTGAAGACTTGCTAGTAACAGGCAATGTAACGTCAATTTATGACCCAGAATACCTAGATTCTTACCTAGATGCATTTATTCCTGCAGTAGAGAAGATTCTAGAAAGGAAAGTCAAACCAATGTATTCCTACGTTAGAATTCATCATAACGGATCTGAATTGCAACCACATATCGACAGGGAAGAAGTGCATTACTCTCTGTCTGTCCCTATTAGGTTTGATGATCCCTGGACTATCTGTTTCCAACCACCAGATACCGAAGATAACCACTATGAATGTGGTAGTATTCCAGTAGGGCATGGTCTTTTGTTTACTGGAAACGAATATAGACATGCTAGACCAGAGTTTCAGGGAGAAGAATACGTCCTAGCAATGTTTATGTACTGTGATGCCACTTGAGAAGGTGGCACACTCTGCCCCTGACTCTGCCCCACTCTGCCCTATAATATATGGGTAACCAAGAGACAGCATGACCTACACCGAAGTCAAAGGACAACTTGCCAAACTCCTCGCTAGTGAGAATCTGATCATCGAGCACCGTGTTTGTGAGACTGCTTCGTTTGATGTCAACAAGCGCGTCTTGACTCTGCCTATCTGGGAGGTCGCTGAAGTTGGTGACCGTGTATATAACCTGCTGGTGGGTCACGAAGTGGGTCATGCACTCTTCACTCCTAACAGTGATGTCCTTGACGATCTTCCTTGCCCCAAGTCATATGTCAATGTGACCGAGGATGCTCGTATTGAGAAGTTGATGAAGCGAAAGTTTCCTGGCATCTCCAAAGACTTCTACTCTGGATACCGTCAACTGAATTCTCGTGACTTCTTCAGCATCAAGGATACCGATCCCACAGAATTCAAACTGATTGACCGTATCAATCTGTATTTCAAACTTGGTGCTGATGCAATGATGCCTTTTGATGGCGATGAGGTGCCTCTGCGTGACGCTGTGAGCGCCGCTGAGACCTTTGAGGAAGCGATCATTTCTAGCACGGCTTGCCCGAAACATGCCCGGCTCTTAACGCAATGTCATTCCGCGTCACTGGAGCGTTCTACCAGCCTGTCTCAGATACAGTCTCACAGGACACTTTCTGTCTTTATACTGTCTCTAACTAGCAGAGCGAAAAATCGATGTAAAAAGTCTCTTAACTTTCCCCACGTGCCGGATCGTGGGCGTGAGAGGGCTGACTGATAACTATTTGGCTTAGGAAGGATTATCACGTGTAAT